GGTTGCGATCGTCAAGACAAGATCGCGTCCGGTAATGACGGTCGTTGGCATTCGTGCTCCTTAGTTGGTTTGAGTGTAGTAGGTGGAGACATTGATATCGGCGGCGAGTAAATTACTAGCTCCGACAGATGTGACAGTCGGACGCTCGATCTGTCCGACGATATACCCTGACGGAATGACCGCCAGAATTTGAAGGATTAACTTTTCAAGATTGTCGAGAGATCCCGGGTTTGAGTTATACGCAACGGCAACGGTGATCGTGTAATTGAGAAGCAATTTGATCGATGACTTGCCGATGAGATTGATTTCCATATATGGCGACGATGGAACGATGACCACCGCTGGCGGAATGATCGCTTCCGGGACATAAGAGTAGACATTCCCGGCGACAGAGCCGAGAGCTGTGGCAAGGGTTCCGCGAACATCTGCCGAGATCGATGAGGCTGGCATTCCTAGCCTACGATCGAATCGACATCGACTTGGTTCCCTAAGAGCCCGGAGATTCTGTTATAGAGACTTCGACCCATTCGGAATGGGCTCGGAGTGAAATCGACTCCTTCAATTTGACCACCGGGAGCGACACGGGATTGAAAGACCTCGACTGAGACATTTAGTACAGCCGATTCGACATTTGAATTCCCGACATAGATCACGGCGGCGGCTTGTCCAGAGAGTGTCGCTGTTCCGGCTGGAATGCTTGCGCGGAATGTGATGTCTGCGTTGGTTAGAGCTTGCGTAAAAATATACGGCGTAAGCTGTGTGTCGGTGACTGCGCGTGTGCCGTTGAAAGTTGATGGAACGACTCCAGCGATGACGATCGATTGACCGACAACGAATTGATGAGGTCGTTGAGTCGTAAAGTAAGCGACATTTGATTCGATCTCAACATGAGTGACGGCGACTGTGTGCGCTGTCAATAGCGGCAGGATTACCCCTTCGGCTGTGTCGATTATGTCATTTAGATAATTATCATCATAAAGAGACGACGAAACACCAAGCACCGCGCGAAGCTGTGAAGCTGTGACGATGCTTGGCATTTCATCTCCGATCTGCTGAGCCCGTCGGGAGCGGCGGACTCATGTCTAAGGGTTAAGGCGATTACGCCTTGTTGTTTTTGAACGCTCCTGCGCCGATCTTGGTTGCGATTGCGTAGTAGCCGTACATCATGATATTCACTTGACCGCTTGCGATTACATCTGCGCGAAGCTCGTAAGTTGGAGACTCGTAGTAGGTGTAAGACGAAGGATTAACGATCAAGATCGATCCATCGGTGTCGGTTGTTGCGGCTGTGTTAGCTGTGACGAATAAATCTAATCCGGCGACATTTCCTCGGACTGATGTTGGTGCTACAGATCCACCAGCATTCTGTGGAACTTGTGCGTTGTAAATTGGACGACCGCTGTCATTTAGTGTCATGACATTTGACCATTGTGAGGTATTCATAATGATATTGCGAGCGAATCCTTGAGTTCCGGAATATACCGAAGCGGCTCCGCGAGCTACTACACCAAGAAGTTCGGCGGCTGTTGGATAAGTTGTGGTTGTGGTTGCATCGGCTGTTGCGCCAGAAATCAAAGCGGCGTTGACGGCTGTGTCGGTGACTTTTGCATATTGCGCGGCGAGGTTATTCATCAATTCCGAGAGGAAAAGTGGATTTGACCGGTCGAGGAGCTCTACCGAAAATGTCTGTTGACCTGCGGCTTTAAGTACAGAAACCGAAACGAACGCGGCATTCTGATCGGTATCTGTTGGAGTACCTGCCTCGGAAATTGTTCCGACTCCGGGCAATACTGTGATCTTTGGAATTTCAAAAGTCATTCCAGCGTCCGGCAAAGTTCCGCGAGATATCGCGTCGATATTGCTACGGGTTACATTTGCGAGACCGTTGATGACCTCGGTTAGTTGACGGGTTGGAACGAGTCCAGCGTTGTCGGTTGTGTCAGCGGCGGCAAGAACATATTGACGAGCTGATTCATCACCGAGAGCGGCTTTGATTTTGCTTTCAAGATACTTGGAAGCTGTGAACTCCAAGCGTGGAGCTGAGTAAGCGAGTGGAGTTCCAGTCGCTTGGACATTCCGAGAGGCTTCAACCGTCTCGACGGCTGGAGCTTCGTTGACGATTGAGTCGGACACTTCGTCTCCTTCTGTTTGTGTTTCCTCTGACGCTGTGTCAGAAGCTTCTGGTATTGCTTCGGTCGCGGCTACATCTGAGACGCGAGCTGATTTGAATGCTGGATTCGTGACAAGTGCCACGCCGACGATTTCTCCTGAACTGACGACCATCGTCCCAGCTTTGTCATAGGTAAATTCGTTAGCCATAACCTCAACGGAGAATCCGTCACGGAGTCCATCTTGAGCCTCGACAAGTGCGTCGGATCCGGCGTTCGTGTTTGCAATTTTGAACACGCCGTCGATTGCTGTGTTATCGCTTGAGAAATCCATTGAAAGAGTTTTACCGATTGGACGGGTTCCGTCATGCTCGAGATTTAACTTGACCGGAGTTGGAGTGAGCGATCCATCTTTGAACATTACTTTTCCGGTTGAAGCGTTAGCCGTCTCATTGAATGACACGATCCGACCTGCGATGGTTCGCTTGATCGAGTCGGCGGCTGTGATCTGGATTGGGATTTCTAGCTTCATGAAATTAGTTCCTCATCTCGTCGGATTTCATCGACGCTCATCACGCCAATTCGATTTAGTATTTCGTAAATCTGAGCGCGCTCTAGGGCTGAACCGCGCAAGAAGTCGTCGAAGTCGTAGCGAATTACTGTGTTTGAAGCTACGAAATCGGATTGTGAAAGTCTTTCCTCGATTGCCGTCATGATATTTCTCAAGCTGAAGTCGATTAAAGATTTCCGCTCGGATACAGCGTTCGAGTATGTGAGCGTGTTGACATCGGCTCCCAAGAAGTAGGCTGGGATCCCTACGGCGCGAGCGCATTCGAGCGCGATATATTGCCGAGCCGCATTGAGCTGTAATTTTTCGGGATCGAATCCAAGTGATGTCAATTCAACATCGGCATTCAAGAACGCCGTCGCGCGTGTTGATCTAGCTGTCCGCCAAGCGTCGAGAAGCTTTGTGACGCGATCTGCCGGGAGTGCTGTTCCGTTGGATTTCAATACCATCATCGGGACGGGCTCTTTTGCGTAAAGCAAAGCGGCTTTTTCAAGCTCGACCGCGCTGAGAATTGTGCGTCCGGCGCGATTAAGTAGACCTTCGTCCAGTCCGTAGAAAACTTTTAGACTACCGTTACCGAATGCCGGGACGGGAGTTCCATCAACGCGATATCCGGTGATCTCGGTTCCGTTCGCATTTGTAACGATCGAGACGCGAGTCGGAGCGATTCTTTGAGCTGAGCGACATCTTCCGTCCTCTGCATAAGAATCCATTTGCATAAGATACCCATACCCATAAAACAATAAATCCTCAGCGAGCCAAGCGTAGACAGCGGAACCGGGAACGCGAGGATCGGGTTGATTTATCACTCGGGCTGTTTCGACGCGTTCGCCGGTTGACTTTATTCTCTGCTCCATTGGCAAGCTTGCGATCGTTGAACAGATGATCGATCTGGCGCGACTGATCGCCGGAACGGACATCGCCTGAGCGCGTGTTGCGACCTGAGATCCAAAGAATGCGTTTCGTGTGTCGGCTGTGTTGAACGGTGCGAGATCAGCGGCGGAAATATCGATCGGAGCGGATTGAGCTTGAAAAGTTAAATCCGGCGCGCCGACTATTGCGTCCCATAATTTCATGGCGCAATTCTAGGCGATTCGCTACTCCTAACCGACGAGAATGTCAATCTCCGTCTCCGGGCGTGTCGCGTAATGTGTCGCCAGAGCCGACGCAACCGTCGCGCATACGGCGGTCTTAGAAGCTTTGCGACCAATCACCCAAGCCCCGTCACCATAGGGAAGTCTTACAGCTGAGAGAACCTGCTTTGTAAGTTCAGCTTGATTTGAGTGAACCAATCGTCCCGAAGTAATTGAGCCCAAGAATTCGTCACAGCTTTGAGCGTACTCCGCTCCATCGCAATCGATCACCGGGAATCCGGCAGGGATTAGCCTAGCCGCCACAGCTGACGCCGTTCGCTTTGAGAATACGATCTGATCGACTGAATACTTGCGAACATATGGCGCGATATCGTTCGCGATTTGTTTATCGTCTAGGGATATTGGATTGTGCCAAGTGTGCAAGAGCTGGATCTGGAACTTCTCGCCGTCGATTCTTTGAGCGGCTACGAGTGCGCCATTTCGCCGATCCGGCGAAAGATCCAAGCCGAACCAAACTGTCTTTCCCAAATCAAGTGCAACATCAGAATCTCCGGCGTTTGCCCATTCGACCGGCGGAATGCAAGGATTGATCGTCTCGACCCATTGGCAAAGAACCTCGGTGCGAACTACATCGATCGGATCATTAAGAACGGCTTTGAGATTGTCGATGTGAATCGTGTGACCGAGTGATGGATTCGCCCGTCTCCAACCTTCGACATCATCAATTCGACAACCGGCAGGAGCTGAGTATTCAAAATACCCAATTTCATCGTCGCCACCTGCCGCCGCCGCGAGACCACGCTCTCGAAGCTGATTGAGAATAATCGAGTGATTGTCACCGGCATTAGATAGAGTCCAGACTTGCGGATTTTTCGCGCTCATCATGGTATATCTCATCGAAGCCCAAGCGTCCTCGTCTTTGTGTTCGCGAAGTTCGTCCATGAATACGGTTTCCGGCTTTGAAATACCACGCGCCGCCGCGTTCGCCGCTTTGACGATATAGCGGTTCCCATTCTTTAGTTCAATCTCCTCGGCTCCGTGAGCCCAACGGATTTTTTTAACCTCGTCAGCTAGTCGATCATTGGACTCGATTAGGTTAACGATGTGCCGGAAAGTCTCCAACGATGTCGTGAGCCGGTGAGCCGATCCGATCTGGAGTCCGTCGTTCCACAGATACATTCCAGCCATGATCCTGACCATCATTAAAGTCGACTTACCATTTTGACGAGCTACTACCAGGCATATATTCGAGTGTTTCCACCGTCCATCGGGCTTGACTTTGTGCGCGTGTTCGGCGATCCATTCCTGCCACGGCAACAACGGCAATCCGATTTCGGTTGCGAATTGACTTAACTCTGAGCCCCGGGACGGTAGATCGTTGAGCGGCGAGTGGATTCTTGGCGTGTTGTAGCCGTAAATCACACCGCCTTCTCCCAGATCAGCCGGGTCATTACCGACCAAGACCAGATCGCTCCTAGTCTTTGTCATGACTTACCGATTCCGTCGGTTGTGAGCCGTTTTGCGGTGAGAAAAGACCAT